CTGAACGTTTCAGAACGGTTGTAAGCCGTCATAAATCCGGCGGCCAATGTAGTAATAACGCCTATGGCTATACCTACCGGACCGGCTAGGAATGAGAACCGGCTGCCAATGGCTTTTAGTATTGGTATTAATCCTTTTTTGCCTGTGGATTTCTCCAAAATCTCGCCTATTGGCCTCAAAAACTTAGAAAATGCACCAATGGCCACGCCCAACGCGGTAACAACCGGGCCGAACGCTGCGGCCAATACCCCAAATACAACAATAAGGGTTTGGATCAACGGATCCATATTTCTAATGCCGTTGGTTATCGCTGTTAATCCCTTCTCAAAATACGGGAATATCCTTTCTGCGACGTCCAACAAAATCAGACCGAACGGCGCCAATACGCTTTTAGTTTCTCGCCACATAGCCGCCATGCGTTGCATAGGGGAATTTTCCAGGTTCTCGGCCATTTGGTTCATGGTTCCGTCTACGCCCTTCATGCTGCCGTCTACGCCGCCCATGGCATACATGGCATCGGCGCCCATGTCTTCCCATTTCGTCCCAAATAATCCGACGCCAATCTCATTGGCTTTAACCTGGTTGTCCATGCCTTCCAATTCTTGCAATACGGCCGTGGAAACGTCTTTAACGGTCGCGTCACCTTTTAAAAACTCTTGCCAAACGGCTTGGGTGTCGCCACTCAATCCGCTCATGGCGTCGCTCGTCGCTTTGGATCCATCCTGTATTCTTATTTGGAACTCTTTCCAACCATCGTTAATATAATCCAAATTATAAACGCCGGCTTCCATGCCTTCGGTTAATATTTGGAAATATTCGTCCGCCGAAAATCCCATGGTCCCAAATAACGGCGCGTATTCGCTGATATTATCAAACATTTCATTACTGAAATTAAGGCCGTTTTGTGCGCCTTTGGCCATAAGGTCAAATGCCAAATCCGCCTCAATGCCGAAACCTTCCATAAGGTTGTTGCCGGCCCGCGTCACTTCGTTAATATCCGCGTCAAATGTATCTGATAAAATCATCGCGTTACGCGTTACGTGTTCTAAATCCTGGTCGTTTAAATCTCTTATGTTTTGTTTAACTTGGATGACGGCGCTGTCCACTTCTTCGACGCTTTCGCCAAACCCGTCCCGGTATATCCTCCGGGCCGTGTCTGTTAGTTTCTTGGCCTGGCCTTCGGTTTGACCCAATGCGTTTTGCATACGGGCTTGTGATTGCTCTACGCCAACGGCTGACGCCAACGAACCCGCGGCCACGCCGGCCAATGGTAGGGTTATCGCTTTATTGGCCTTCTTGCCTACCGTTTCGGCTTTGGCTGCCAATTTGTCCATTTGGTCGGTGACTTTTACAATCGCGCCGCCCAATTTATTGGTGATCCCTTTACCCGTTTTCCCTGTTTGCTTGTCTACGTCTTTTAATCCGCCTTCAATTTTATTAACGCCACTCTCGAAACCGCTTGTATCTGCGGTAAAAATGGCCATTAATTTTTCAGTTATCATTGAAAGCACCTCTCATTTTTGCCTAAAAAAAGGCGTGGGGATCTATCCGCCTTCAATCTCTTTTTTGATCTGATTGATTGCCTCATAGTCCCACGCCTGGCCGTCCTCTATTTTGTCTTGCTTTTTTTCATCCGGTTTTATCATTTTTATAAAGTCTTGCAAATCTTTTTGTTGCTCTTTGTTTTCCGGTTTTTGGGCTTTCAAGCGGCTCACGAAATCCAAATAATATTTGGTTTGTTCCCTCTCCGCTTCTTCCTCTTTTTCCCGTATGTGTTCCAATGTATAACCCAACAACTCGATAACGGGCGTTTTTAAGACTTCGGAACGGCCGCCCAATTTTCGACTGTGTAGGTTTATCATTGTTTCGTCTAATTCTAGGTTGTAATCGGATCCTTCACTTTCGCGCCCGTTGCTTCCTCTACTTTCTTTTTGAACGCCATTACTTGCTTCGACTTTTGAACGGACTTCCCCACGCGTTCAACCAATTTTGGGATGTCGTTAACTTCGATAACCGCGTCCCAAATGTCAAATAGTGTTTCGGCGTTTTGAATACTTAGCGTTTTTTCGTCGATTCTTGAAAGTACGGAAATGATCTGCATTACACGGCTTGGCATATATTCACTTAGGAACCCAATGGCCGCGGCGCCGTCCTGTATGATCGCGGCGTCGAACTCTCCGCCAATTGACGCTGCGATTGCCTCGCGGTATTGGTCCTGTGTCCACCCTTCCGCGATTGCCTCGCGCTTCACTTCGTCGCGTTTTTCTGTCGCTTTTTGAATGAGCGCCACAACTTTTTCAAGTGATTTATTTACGTCCTCTTGCTTGGAAAAATCCGTCATAATCCGGCTAGTCAAACCAATAATATTGATTAGTGCGCCCGGCTCGATCGGATAAATGTACTGCATTTTTGTTGGCCCTTCGTTTTTGTCGTAATCGAAATCCTCGAAAATCTCTACTTTTTTAATGTTTTTTTCCATTACATTATTCACCCTTTATATAAAAAATCCCCGGCCGCCAATAGTGACGGCGGGGTTAATTAAATTATAACATATCCCGTTACGTGTTTGTATTCGTTATGTCGTCGTCGTTGTGTCTAGCGCGGTAGCGTCACCAAATGCGAAATAGTTACCCGCTTTTTTCGGATCTGCGCCGTCTTTAGGGTACATATTATAATTAATTTCGATGTTGCTCTGTTCGTTTCCGTACCCCAAATTAAAGTCGCCATTTGCGGCCATTTTGAAAACGGTGATTTTTTGGAACTCGGCCATGGCTTCGGCTTCTTCCATGTTACGCGGGAAAATTTCGATTTTAACGCCGCGTTCTCTGAAACTTGTGCCGATCGGGCTGTCGGCTAGTGCGACGGCTTCGGATGATGTACTATCAATAATCTCGTCAACCGCTGACATAGCGGCCTTAATAACGCGTTGTGTCTGCCTTGCTGCGCGGATGATAACGGACCCCTCCCAACCAACTAGGCGTTGGTCAAATGGACTTGTGCCGTAATCTGCAATAACGACGTCCTCAGTCTGCGGTGTAAGCGTGATCTCGCCGCCTTCCGCTTGCAACTCGTCTACGCCGTCGAAATTAATAACCTCGTCATTAGGCCCTGTAACTTTAATATCGGCAAGTCCAAAACGGATTGTTTTTGTGTCAATAACTGCCATAAATTTATGCCTCCTCGATTAAATAACCTTGTATATTTACGCTGTATTCCATTTCCCCGGTGTCTGCATTTTCCCCAACCCTTATTGGTTCGTCGGGGTTTAATGCCATGACGCGATATTTAAACGACCGCCCGCCCCTGGTTTCCGTGGCCAAAAAATCGCCTTGTCTTTCAATCGTATCAAATACAATTTGGGCTATATTTTCGGCTTCCCGGAAATCGCTATGGCGTACATAAACCATGTATAACGGCCGCCTCATACCAACGTCATATTGGCCGGGATCTCGGCCGCCTTCATAATACACGGTGGACGCGTCGGAAACTCCGGACGCCAAATAATTGACTGTCCATAAAATCCCCGGTACGGCGTCGGCTAATATGTCTTTTATTGTGCGCTCGATCAAATTATCACGTCCTTAAAATCTTTTCCATTAGTGACGGGTACATAGCTTTCCAGTCGCCTTCTAAAACGGTTACGCCATTTGTCATAAACTTTCTGCCGGGCCTCATGCCGCGCACCTTGGCTTTTTCAAGCGTTCGGCGCCCTCTACCATTAATATAATAGTTTTTGAACCGGACGCCCTTGGCGTACTTGTCACGATAACCATATGTGGTTGTGGGCCTTTCGTGGACTATTACGGCATATTCCATATTAGTCCCAACGCTTACAACGTACTGGCGGCCGTTTCTTGTAACGCGACTGGCTGAAATGCTTCTTTCTAATTCGCCCGTGTCATATGGCGCCAAACCCTTTATGACTTCCTCGGCCAATAATGCAAATTCGGCCAAATCCGCCCGGACGCTTCGATTCATAACCTTACCCATGCGTCCCACTTTGCCTTTAAAAGTATCTAAACCTTGGAACTCTATGGAAAAATCGGCCATTATATCACGCCCACGTAAAGCGTTTTAAAAATAACACGGCTGCCACTGAAATTTTTGGCCTCGTCCTGGCCTTCTATTTGTCCGGTGTGGCTGTCTTTTTGCGCGTCGGTAAACGTTATTTTGGTCCCGTCGGGGATCTTAACCCCTGGCGGTACGTCAATTTCCACGTTTACCTCTTTGGTCACGCCGTCGGCCGTTCGGACGTATTCGGTCTTGAAGGTGGTACGGCATTTGGACTTTTTGGGTTCCTCCGAAACTTGCGGGCGCCCGTATTCGTCCCGGCCTTCCACCAACTCTTTATATTCCAGTGATTGGCGCATTATTGGCGCAATCATATTAACTCACCAAACGGCGGCGGGCTTACTGGCGTAACGCCAACGCGGGCCATGTAATCGGCCAACGCGGGCGCTATGCCTGTACCCTCCAGGGTTACGCTTGTGTCTTTTGTCTGCGCCTGTGTGACGCCTTGACGCCTTAGCATGGCCAAACCCTCGGCCTCGCCTTCAAACTCGTATGCGGCTTGCATATAGGCCATGCGCGGGGTTATCTCTATTTGATCCCCGTAAACCATTTTAATACTTTCCCCGGCCCGGAAAATCATTTTTTCCTTTTCTGCCGTGTCAAGTGCGGATAACTCCGGGTTGGTGGTCATCTTGTCCATGTATTCCACATAGTCTTTTGTAACGACCATATCCGTCAACCCCCTTTAATTATTCTTCGGCTTTGGCTTCGTCGTCGGCTTTAAGTGCCTTCTCATAATCGGATTTAATTACGTTTCCATCCTTGCCGCTGCCTTCGACTTCCAGGCCGCGTTTGTCCGCTTCGGCTTTCACTTCTTCAAATTTCATTTTTGTATAATCCGGCGTTTGGTCCTTGGCCGCTTCGCCGTCTTCCTCTACAACTTGCAACGCGTCTTTATTGGCTGCATATACTTTTTCGTGGACGTCGAAAATTTGGCCGTCCTCTACAATTTTATTATTTGCCAAAAATTGCTTTCTGTTTCCTGGGATCCTTTTAACTTTTACCATAATTATTTCCTCCTTATATTTGAAAAAAAGGCGTAAAATTAATTACGCCTCTAGAATGTGTACGCCGTTTTTGACTTCAAGCGTTGGCACGGCTGCAATACCAACTTCCATGCTTTGTTTTGGCGGGTTGCCCTCGTAATGCACATTTCCGAAAATGCCCGGTTCGTAATCCCTTTGAACGGATGGCCCAATCATAGTGCGGCCCAAACGCTCGGCAAGGAAAACGACGCGGCCGTCGTCTACGTGCTTACGCTTCTCGCCATTGATCCTTACGGCCTGTTCATTAACAACTACCGTTGGAAGGTCCAGGCTGTCTAGCAACTGCATAAGTTGCTCACGCGTGACCATTTGCGCGCTGTCTGCGGCGCTTCCCAATAGCTGCGCCCTAACTTCATCATGAAACATAAGTTGTTGGAACTTCGTTTTATTCATGTGCATAGCTGTTGGCGCTTCGTCGGCCTGGTCTTTATATGCTTCCGTTGCTGCCATAAGGTCTTTTAGCGGTGTGGATCCCGCTTCACTCCATGGCGTATTCGCTACGGTTGTTTGGTCGCTGTTTAGCTTGTAATCAACCGTAACTGCAATATCGTTGTCGTTGTCGTCGTTCGTATATTCGATTTTGCCGTAATATGCAACCTGGGCGCGCATATATTCGACCATATCCCAAACGCCTTGGACGTGTTCGTCGATCTTGGTATAAACCCAATCGAAAACGCTTTGGCGTTCGCGGTCATCCCTCGGCTTTTTATATTTTAGTGCGCGCTTTTCATTGATTCTGAAACCGTGTTTAATCATGACAACCTCGTTAAAGGCTTCCTTCACGTCTTCAAAATCAGTAATTGGCGCGGCCGCGTCTAGTGCGGTGATCTCCGCCGTCGGCCCGTTACCGCTTTGTAGCAATTCATAAGAAAAATCGAAATCGCTTGTTTCATCTTCCGGGAAATATGGCGCCAAAACATAATTGGCGCGCGGTACGTTGTCCAGGTAGCCGTGCAATTGTTGCGTGTCGCTAAATTGTTCTGCTCTCAATGGCATATTTTCAAACCTCCAGTTATGTTTTTTATGGCCTACATATCAAATAGCAGGCGGCCTTTTGTGGCCTCTTTAAATGCTTCATTGACGCCCGTACATTTACTTTCATCCGGGACGCCGTGGGTAATCATGCCGGCTAGGTTGTTGCCGTCCACAATATCCACGTCATGCGCCAATAGGCCGGCCCTGTTTAGGTCGGCGGCTGTAACGGCCCTTGTGCCGCCCGCGCCGTCGTCTACGTTGTCCGTTACTGGCGTGTATCTCGTTCCGTTGTGATATAGTGCGGTCCCCGCTTTCATGCGTTGGCCCACTTCTACGTTGGCGTCATCAGAACTTAGTGTAACGCCGCTTGTCTTTTCACCAATCATATTGGACTGTTTCATGAACTCGCGTTCACTGTAAACAGTTTCTTCACGGTATGCCATATTTTAACCCTCCAATTTTTATTGTTCTGCTGCTTTTTTGTGCCTTGCCTCTGCGGCCAACTTGCCGCGTTCATAGGCGCTCAAATTAGAACCGCCTCCGGCTTGGCTGTTGCCGCTTGCCTGGTTCCCGGCGCTATATGGCGGCGTTGTGTTTCCTGGCGGGTTGTCGCCCTCGCCTGGTTTGTTGTCGCCCTCACCTTCCTGGTTATCACCTTCGCCGTTCGGTTCGGGTTGGAAAAAGTGTTTTTTGCGCTCTTTTAGCGCTTCCACTTGATCCGTAAAACCAATTAGGTTTTTGCCGTCTTCGGACAACTCCACTTTTTCCATATCAATAAATGCGATAACGTCCTCCGGATCATACGGATTATGCTTTAGGACTTCAAGGTCGGCAAGGTGTTTTTTATTCGCCTTTGCCAATTCCTCTTTTTTCTCTCTTTTAATCCTTTTAACATCATTTTCCAGGTTTTCGATTTGCTGTTTATAGTCCTCTCCGTCGTCGCTATCCTGCAACTTTTTAATTTGCCTCTCGTATTTACTGATTTGGTTATCTTTCGCCGTGGCGTCATCCTGCAACGTTTTAATTTCGCGGTCCTTGTCCTTCAAATCGTTGTTAAGGTCGTTTACGGTTTTTCCGTGTTCCTTCATAATTGCCTCAATTTGTTCGGATTCAAGGCCCAACTCTTTTAGTTTTTCCCTCATAATAGCCTCCTACGTCTTTTTATACGTGGCTAACGTCCCCACGCGGATTAGGTCAATAACGGGACCACCCGGCGTAAATGCTTATGCGAACTTTACACATATAATTATAGAATATAAAACAAAATTTAACAACTGTTAACGGTACATTAACCATTGTTAATTGTTTATCGTGTCGGTGTCTGCGCGCCTCAATTTAATCACCTTGGATTTTATTTCTTTATAACCTTTTGTGTTGTTGCGCTTCATTCTCCGGAACGCCCCCAATGTTTTTGGCGCCTCGTCCCCCAATATCGCTTTGTATTGGTTGTACTGTTTCATTTCCTGCCGGGCCTTACGTTTCATGGCCTGGTCCTTCTCATATGCTTTTCTGCGCTTCTCGGTATAACGGGGATCGACTTTATCGGGGTCAAAATCCCGGCTTTTTGCTATATCGTCTATCAATTCTTGGTCCGTCTTAAATTTCTCGACGTATGGACGGATGACGCATTTACATTGTGGATGAACCGGGAACGTTGTATAAGGATCCAAATACGGGAAACGGTCGTCCTCCGGATCCATTGTAAAAACGCGCCCCCGGTACTTGGCGCAATCGGCACAAGTCGGATCGCCCCCGGAAACGGTGAATAAATTTTGTCCTGTTTCCGCGTAACGATCAATAGCCCCGTGACTGGCCGCCCGGTTAATATGTGTTCGGGTTGTGACTTCGGCGTAAAAATCCAACGGTAGGTTTCGGCCGTCCCGCGTAATGAAAGACGTCATACCCTCGCGCGCGAACGTGTCCGCGACCATTTGCGTTATTTTGTCCCGCTTCATACCGTTCAACGTGCCAATTTGTAAATTACGTTTGATTTCCTCCAGGGTTCCATATATGGCATTATTCGCGCTGATCTTTGCGGTTCGTATGGCCGCTTTTAAATCTAACATGGCGTCGGTTTGCATTTCTATTAATGCGTCCACGTTGGGTTGGTTGCTTAGGTTGGCCAATAGCCCCGCCGCTTCGTCCGCGCTTGCTGCCGCTTTAATTTCGCGGTCCATATATTTCATGCCTTCCTCGTATTGCGTCCCTATGGCGCCTATGGTTATATCCTCAATATCCAAACCAAACTGATCCAAAACACGGTTGATATTAACCATTAGTTTCCGGACGTCCTCGTCGTCCCTTAAATCGGTACGTTCCAATAGCGTATATACATATAGCATTAAATCATTGGTCAAATTTTTTATTTTGTCCTGGTCCTTATATTGCGCGATTGTCATAATACCGCCCCTTACCTCATAAGTTTATAACCTATAATCTCTTTGTTTAACTCTATAACTGTATGAATTTCGGGTTGTTCTTCCGTCGCGTCTTGTACGACGGTCAAAACGTCGGACGTGTCCGGCTTGCCTTGTATATATTTCATTACAAGGTCCCGGACTTCCATAAACTCTTTTTCGTTGTCTAATACAAAATCAATTGCCGCCCCGGATTTATATATAACCTCCATAACGGCAAATGGCGCCACCTCTGCGGCTTGTTTTTGGTTTTGCTTATCAATGGTCATTATCTTTATTCCTCGCCTTCTCCGTCGCCCTCTGCTTCTCCTGGCAACGGTTTGTTGTCGTTAAACTGTCGGGCTGTCTGCGACCCCTTCAATAAACTCATAGTATCGTTGTTTTCGTTTTCTTCTTCTATGCGTTCGATTTCCTCCATAATCCATTTTTCGGATCGGTTTGGATGGATATTTTTAACGGTTGTTTCCAGTGATTGAACGCCGCCGGCATACTTTTTAATTTCCTCGTCTACCTTTTCGTCGTGCGATTTGACGGCAATATCAAACATGGTTATATGCGGGCGCTCTACGATGACGTCGTTATTATAATGATTGGCCAACCATAACGCGTTTTCATATAGTTTTTGCAACCATTCAACGTAACGCGTCCGAACCTCTCCGGCTTTTAATACACTTGTGGCCCAATCATAAAAACGGGCGCGGCCACTTGCGGCCCCACTTGTGCCGCTGACGAAATCCACGGCCTGTATGCTTGTCTGACTTTCCATTAACATGGCTTTTATAATCTCTTTAACATGGTCCATGTTTCCAATTTTTGAAATGTCTATTTGGTGATATTCCAACGTACCGCCTTTATCTGTTTTGGTTGTAACCTCCAGTAATTGGTGATCTATGCGGTTACGCTGCCCGGTCCGCTTCTCGGTTTCCTGCAACAATGCTTGCATGGTTTCGCGTGGTACGGATATACGCGGCTTTCCGTTACGCTCGAAAGTCTGCGCGGCGCGTGTCAATGTCCAGTTTATTTCCTCTTGCTTGTCTGCCTGGCCTTCCAATACTGAAACGCCCAACGGATCCATAAACGTCGGATTATATGGCAAGTACACAAATAGGAAATTTTGACGCCCTTTAATAAGATACTCGGTTTCATCTATGCCTAAATAACCGCGTACAAAATCTTTTGCCATTTGGTCGCCCTTTTGTGCCTTGTGATTAATCCGAAAAATTTCGTCGGTTACTCTTAGGCCGCCGGCCTCTATTTTCTCGGTGTGACTGTGGACGTACTTTTTCCCCTCATAATCAAAAATAAATGCCAATTCCTCGGTTTTCTTGTCGATCGGGTTATATACGTTTCGTTCCTTGAATACTATTTCTATGCGGCCGTCGTGGTATTCGGGAACCCCAACGATCCCGCCGTCAATGTGTAGCTGCGTCAATAACTTTTGGTGGTCTATGTCGCTATTGTCCGTTATTTGGTCTATCTGCTTTTGCTGTATGTTTCCGACGGCTTTATTAATTTCGCCCTCGGCTTCCTCCAGGTCCTCTAATTGATTGGCGTACACTCGGCGCGCTTCTTCCTCGTCTACCTTCTCCGGGTTTACCTCGTCGCTGTATGCGCTTATGATCTTACCCAAACTATTGTTTATAAGCATGACGGGCGTGTCTACAATCACTTTACTAACATTAACGGCCAAATAAGGCGTTTTTACATTAGTGCTATTCTTTGGATATTTGGACTTGGCCCGGCCGGTGAATAACTCGCCTTGTTCCAATAGGTCTTGGGCGCGCTGAAATAATTCGTGGTGTTGGCCCTTGTATAGTTTTCGGAACCCCTCATAATCTCCATGCGCTTCTTTTAACGCGTTTTCGTCATAACGTTTTAATGTCATCCTTAAACCTCCCTATTTCTTTATATGCCCTATTTTACACTATTTCGGCGTATTTTTCGCCATTAAAAAAAGGACGGTTAACCCGTCCTAATTGATTTTCAACGCTCTTTTTCTTTTTAACCCTTCTTTTTGCTGCCAACGCATTATTAACTTTACCGCCTTGTCCTGGTTGGCCACGCTCAATTTCTCGTAAAATAGCGCCGTCAATCTCAAATCTTTATGCGTCCATGTCGCGTATACCTTCTTAGGATCTCGGCTTGATTCGTGTAACATGAATGATTGACCACGCCCCGCGCTCGTAACGCCAAACCCCAACGCCTTTAGTTCCTCTATCATTTCGTCCGTTCTTAAACCCACTTTAACGCCTCCTATATCCGCGCCCTGCGGCCATAATCATATAATTCTGATATGGTCCCAAATGTTAGGTTTTCTATTTTAATTTCGCCGCGCCTAATGCGGGAAATGGTTTGGTGGCTGACCGTTGTATATAACCCAATTTGGTACGCGGGGATCTTGCTATTAACCAAACGATCGACCACGTTATATATTTCCTTTATCTCCGGCCGTGCTTTATCCGGTTTAAAAAATGTACGTCGTTTCATTTCCTCACCTTCCAATTTTCATTCCTTATTGATTTTTGGGCGTCTACTACAAAATTAATAACGCCCTCCCACTCTCCAATTTTTACGTTCTCATAAAAATTTGGATTGACTTCTATATAATCAGTGCCAAACCTTATAACCGGTTTCGCCTCTTTCATGTTTTCGTCCTGGTAAAATAAAACTTCTTGAAATGTCATCCCTGCACCTTTCCTTGACTCTACCCACAAATTAATATGGTTGTTGCTCATGTCTACCCCTCCAATGTGTTTTCGTCGCTCTGTGGCCGCCCTATGCGTTCCTGGCGTTATTCCTCCGGGTACTCGTCCTGGTAAAAATACGTCTTTTTTGGATCAATCGCATTTATGAAATCTTTAATTTCGTCAAATGTGCCGGCGTGGCCTTTACAATTTTCGTACAAATTCCCGGCCGCTTCTACTATCTTTTCGCGTTTGTGTAATTGGTATGTCCGCGCTTCTTCTTTTTTGTCGTGTACCCAATATTCGTTAAACCCTTGGGCGCCCGCCGCTTTTATTGTAACTGATTTTTCCATACACCTATTGCATAGGTCTATACCTACATTCTGATAATACGGCTTTACGCCTCGCCCTTCGGTTTGCTCTGTTGTGAATAATACCGGCCCTTTATAATCAAGTAACGCGCTTTCCGGCACTACGTCTTTACACATATCGCATGAATATTCTGTAATTGTTCTTTTCGCCATTTATTCCGCCTCCATATTTTTAATTAATTCCGGGTTGTCGTGGATATTGCCAACTACTTCAAAATCGGCCAACTCTATCAAATGCGGCAAACTTCCGTCGGGTTCGTGGTTCCTTGTGTAATCTGCTCGAACTGCATAAAAGCCCACGGCCTCATAGCTGAAATAATCAACCGGATCTATAAAACGGCCAAACTTAACGATTTTCAACGCGTATACTTCGTCCCTTAC